ATGACCAACCTTGAGGCGCGCTTTATTTCCTACGAACTCACCCCTGACGAGCACCGCCGCGCTGCTGACGTGCGCGCTGCCTACCTCGCCTTGGTGCGCGCGGTCGACGGGCTGCTGCCCGCCTGCCGGGAACAAGCCCTTGCCATGACACACCTCGAAGACTCCATGATGTGGGCAGTCAAGGCGATTGCAATGAACAGCGAAGGAGCCCGCCGTGGTTGACATCAAGCCCCACCCCGTGAACTTCGTCGGAAGCCCTCGTGAGCGTAAGACGGTCATCGACCGAGTCATCTTCCACGAGTCGGCAGTCGCTACCCTCGAGGGAACCCTGAAGGCACTTCAGGCCAAGGGCCTGAGCGTCCACTACTGCGTCGACCGGGACGGTCGAGTCACGCAGCACGCCCAGCATTCTCGAGCCTGCGCCCACGCTGGCGGGAACCCGCCTGGGACGAAGCACAATATCCGCTCGATCGGAATTGAGCTCATTAATCGCTATTATGGCCACCGCGTTAACCAGACTGCCGGTCTGACTACGTACACGGGTAAATACGCCCCAAAGATCATTTCCGGCATCTGGGTGGACCGGGCTTGGAATTCTACCACAAACTCCTTTGCCAACCCTGACCGCAAGTACATCATGCCGACGCCCGAGCAGCTCGAGGCCAGTTGGCAGCTGCTCTGCACCATCCTTCCGTACTACAGAAATATTGAGCAAGCGGGCTGGAGTGGGGTCACTACCACCCTGACTGGCAAGAAAGTCTACAATTGGACGACGCTGTCCAACCATGATGGACCCGGCATTAAGTGCCATGCACAATGGGCCCATGCTGACGGTCGTGTGGTGGATCACTACACGTACCTGCGGCACAAGGGCTTCACTGAGCAGGCGGCGTACGACCTGACCGTGAAGAACGCCAGCTCCATGCAACGCCAGACCGAGGTACCGTGATGGAACTCTCTTCGCTCTTCAAGAAGGCCAAGGAGTGGTTTACTTGGGGAAAGATCGCGTTCACTGCGGTTCTTGCTACGGCCACCTTCGGCACGTTCGTGGCTGGTGAGATTCGCGGCGCGAACATGCTCGAGCCCCGAGTGACAGCCTTGGAAGCGCGCGTCGAGAAGATCGAGACACACCTTGGAGAGCAGGGTGAGCAGCTCCTGAAGCATATCATCGTCATCCCCGATAAGGTTCAGCAGCTCGAGACCAGGGTTGCGGGACTCGAGGTCGAGATGCGCGGGTCCGCCAAGGACCTCGGGGAGATCAAGGGCTACCTCAAGGCCATGGCCGACAAGATGGGGGTGCAGCGTGAGCATGAGTGACGTGACCTACATCTGCGTCGTCCTCATCGGTCTCGGACTCGCCTCTGTGGCAGTCCGCAACATCGCCAAGAAGTCCGGGCGCGAGCTCTTCTTCTACGTCAGCGCCCTTGTTCTCGCAGGCGCCCTCGGCGCTCTCATTGCCCACCAGAGCGACACCCATACGTGGGGCGTTGGCCTCGTGATGGGTATGGCGACGGTCGAGCTCGGGGACACTATGCTTGCGTCGTCTAAGGAAGTCGTGCGAAAGACCTTGTCTAGGGTTTCCGACCGCTTTGCCGATGACCGGCAGCCTGGCTACGGAGCCGACGACGAGGGTTAAATGAGTGACGATCTCTTTCAGCTGATCATGGGCGTCGTTGGCGCCCTTTCTGTTTTCTTCACCCACCGTAACAAGAAGAAGACCGACGCCTACATCAAGGAGTCCGAGGCTCGCCAGGTCAGCCTCGAGCAGGCCCTCGCCCAGATCACGGCGGTCGCAGTCAACACCGTTACTGGCGCCGAGAAGAAGGCGAAGGTTGCCAAGGCCGAGGTCAAGGCGGAAGCTGCCTCGGTCGCCAAGGCCGTCGAGGAGAAGGGCGCTGCGCAGGCTGCCGCTGAGCATATCAAGCGCGTTCGCGCCCGCAAGGCTGAGGCCCCCAACAAGGAGCCCGAGGCCGCCCCCGAGCCCGCCATGGTTGTCCCCCCGCGCAAGCGTGCCTCGCGCGCTGCCAAGGCAGTCCAAACCGGACTGATCGCTCTTTTGGTCGTTTCCCTCTTTCCGGGTAAGGCTCACGCCGCCTGCCCCGAGAGCGCCTCGGTGAAGAAGGGTCAGGTCGTCGGGTGCGACCTTGAGTGCGTCGACGAGTACACCATGACCGAGCTCGTCGAGCGCTCGATGGCCGCTGATGCCTGTGACGCAGAGGCTTCTCTGCTTCGTACTACGCTCGAGGCCAAGGACAAGGAGTTCAAGTCCTCGATCGAGGCTTACGAAGCGGCGCTTGTTGCGGAGCGCGAGGCTTGTAAGGAAGCCCTCAAGGACCAGAACTTTCTCAGCGACGGGACGTGGCTCACCGTCTCGGCCAGCGCGCTGGTCCTTGGTCTCGCCGGCGGCTTCCTGCTCGCTCGGGATTAATCCTCGTCGTCGAACGAGTCTTCGTCTTCATCTCCATCTCCCCAATCGTCGACTTCGTCGTCGAGGTCCTCCTCGTCGAGCTCTTCGTCATCCAAAAGGTCTTCGTCCTCGAAGTCCTCGTCGGCGAAGTCGTCGTCTTCCTCAAAATCGAAATCCTCATCCTCTTCCTCAAAATCAAAATCGCGTCCCATGAGTACCTCCTTAACCTTCTTTACGGGCCATGGCTCGGTCCGTAAAGTACTTGCGAAAGGTGGTTCGTAATGAAGAAGATAACGGAAAAGAAGCCCCCGCGCTGGGCGAGTACGTTTAAGCCCAAAGACAAGCGGACGAAGACAAAGTTTGTAAAGAACTGCGCTCGCTGTAATAAGGAAATGATCGGAACCAAGAACTCCTTGACCAGCAAGGAGTACTGCTCGTTCGAGTGCTACCAGTCCCCCTTGGGCGAGCGTTGGGAGAACCTCGTCACCAAGGACAACGGCTGCTGGCTCTGGAAGGGCGCCAAGAACGAGATGGGCTACGGGGTGATTCGAGACGGAGAGAAGCTTCTCCTCGCCCACCGCGTGGCCCTGCGCCTGAAGCTGGGATCCGACTTCGATGGGTTCGCCTGCCACACGTGCGACAACCCGTCCTGCGTCAAGCCCGAGCACCTCTACATCGGCACGCACGAAGACAACATGCGTGACCTCTCGGCAGCCAACACCTCGGCCTCTTCCAAGACCTCTTGGGCGGACCGAAAGGAAATGGCGAAGCGCTACCTCCTCGGAGAGGACACCGAGAAGATAGCGGCTGACTACGGGATCTCGGCCAAGACGGTGAGGCGTTGGGCGGAGAACTTGGGCTTTGAAGGAGACGCCCCTAAGCGGGGCGAAGGCCTCAAGTTTTCGGACCCAGAGTAACCTCGACATCAAGAACGCCGTTCTCGAGCGTGCAGATGTTCACCGAGTGGCCTTCCTTGCGAAGGTGATCGATGCGAGCCCGGGAGTGCTTGGCGAAAGTCTCCCAGCCCTCGTCATAGATCGTCCAGATCTCGCAGGATTCCTTACCCTCGGGACGACGAGCACCGCGGCCAGCCTTCTGGATGGTCTCGATGTGTGACTTCCCACCGCCTGCGTCGACCACGCTGGCGGTGTAGGGCATGTTCGCACCCTCGTAGAAGACCTTCGTCGCCACGAGCACGTCGATCTTGCCCGTGTTGAGGTCCTTCTGGACCTGCTCACGCATGAGATCGTTGCTCTTGCCGGTGACCTCCTTGACCTGGAAGCCTGCGAACTTGCGAAGCTTGTGGGCCATGGCCAAGGCATGGTCCATCGTCTTGCAGAAGACGATGCAGGGCTTCTCCGCCGTACGGACGCAGTCGATCAGGAGCAGGTCCCGCTTGGGGTTAGCTCCGATGGCCTTGTCGTAGAGGTGCGCGTACGAGAAGTGCGTGCGCTTCGTGGTCTCTTCGTGCTCGAACCGCACCGCGTAGACCTTGAAGCGCGCCACGCGCTCGAGCTCCATCAGGCTCTCGGTCGAGACCTCACAGAGCAGCGCCCCCAGCATGGCCTCGACCACCTTGCCAGACCCATCCGAGCGGCTGTAGGGCGTGGCCGACAGCCCGATGCGGTAGACGGCGTTGGGAAGGGCCTCGAGGCAGCGACGATAGCCGTCCCCGCCCGCCGAATGGCACTCGTCTACGACGACGCCTTCGACGCTGCTCAGGAACTCCTGAACCTCGGGACGCTCGAGACCCGAGCGAAGGCTCGTCTGCATGACGAAGGTCACGCGCTTGGGGTTAAAAACCCCAGCCTTGATCGTGCCTGGGTCCTTGCCGCCCATGCGGGCGTAGGTCTTCTTGAGATCCTCGAGGAGGTTCTCCCGGTGAACGATCACCATCCATCGAATATTTCGATTCAGAACGATGGCGTTGGCGAGAATTGATTTACCGGAGCCCGTGGACGCTTTGATAATTCCCACGGGGCGCTGAAGTATTTTTTGGACGGCAAGGTGCTGGTCCGGGTAGAGCTTTATTTCTTCGTACTGGGCCGGGACGTCCTCATACGGGACGGGCTCCCACTGGCGCTCGTCGAGAATATCCAGATCGTAGCTGCCGGCCTGCTCGACAATAGCGTCGAGCATGCCGACAGGCGCACGATTACCGCTCTTGACCGACACCGTGATGTCCTTGAAGCGTCCCCGCTCAGTGGGGACCTTCAGGCGATAGCTGCAGACCGCGCTTGCGACGAAGTCTGCGAATTCATCGCCCTCGATAATCAACTCGTTCGGCCGTACTCGAATCACAGGAGACCACCCAGCAGGTAGAAGGCTGTCCCGACGAGGAGGGCGTCCGCCTCGTCGTCGCACGAGGGAGCAAAGCCGTGAAGCTGCTCAGCAATGCGCAGACTCAGCTTCTTCCCCTCCTCACGGTCACGAGGCCAAACGGCGATGCCGACGTGCTTGCAGACGGCCTCGCGCCACTCGGAGATCTCGAGGACGCGGTGGCTGACGTCGTAGCCGTGCAGCCAACCTTTCACCTGGCCCCGGGTCTCAGCCAAGATCATGGCGGTCTTGGCGGACTTCCCGAGGTAGAGGCCCTCGTAGACGAAGGTCTTGTACTCCTCCGCCAAGAAGCGCCAGAAGTCGGCTGCGTCTCGCTTGCCACCAGTCGAGACTTCGGGGTCACCGTCTCGAGAATACGTCTGATGAAAGGCAGGACCCTTCTTCCCGTACTTCACGATACCGGACCAGACGAGCTCCTTGCCGTCGAACGCGGCAAGGCCAGTAGCTCCGACCTTGGCGAGGTCGATGGCGAGGTACTTCATGCGGGCTTCCCCTTCACCTGGTTGACGCTCTCGAAGAACGAGCGGGCCTCAGACCGCTCCATCGAGAGCATCCCGCGCATGGCCTTGAGCAGCGTCTCGAAGGCGTCGACGTTGTCGGCCCCGGCCGCCGAGATGATCATGAGCGCGTGGATGACGCCCGTAGGAACGAGGATCGGATCGAACTCATCCTCACCCGAGAACATGTACTGCTTCAGCGCCTCGATGACTGCGCTGGAGATACCACCGATGATAGCTGCTTTTGCTTCTTCCATGACAACCTCTCAGACCGTCCCCTTCAGGTAGCCCAGGACCTTCGACATCACTTCCTGCTGCATATCTGCGGGGACCTTAGTGGTGACCTGCTCATAGACGACCTTGTCGATCAGCTGGTCACTTCTTAGCTGCACTGCCGCCTCGCTGACCTTCGAGTCAGCCTTGCGGGCTTTGGGCTGCGAGAAGTTCTCGCAGATGGGCTCCATCGTCCCGTCGAAGCGGACGTAGGGCTCACAATTGAGGAGCTTGCAACGCTCGACGAAGGAGCGCACAGCCTCCTCGTCGTCCGAGCGCAGGAAGCGGGGGCCAGGCGCGTGCTGAAGCGCGACCTTGGGGCCCTGAGAGTCCTTCTTCAGGACCCATGCGCTGCCGTAGGCGAAGCCCTGATTATCGAAGCCGGTCGGGGCCAAGGCGCCGATCTGGATCTGACGAGTCCCAGCCGCCTTGGAGGTCAGGATGGTCGTGTCGGAGACGGCTTTGCCATCGAGCCAGCAGCTGCGGGCATGCCAGTCACCGGAGAGAACATACGGCACGCTGTACTTCTCCTGCCACTTCACGAGCTTTCCAACCTCGAGGACCTTGTCCGAGATCAGGAAGGACGGGGTCGCCCCATCGGCGATGCCGGCATGGGCGATAGCAGCGTCAGCGTGGTTCACCTCTTGGTCGAGGAGGTGGTGCGGGTACGGGCACAGGAAAACCCGGAGGTTCTCGACGTTCACGTACTGAGGCTTGGTAATCAGCTCCACCAGCAGGGAGGAGCACAGCGGGCTGAACGAGTAGTCGTACTCGCCGCTGGAATTGTGATCGTGGTTGCCCATCATCAGGTAGGTGGGCATGAGGCGATGGCGCAGGATGGCGGCAACCTTGCCAACCTGCGCCATCGTGGGAGTCGATTTGTCGAACAGGTCTCCGGCGATCACCACGGGCTCATGCGGGTTCTTATCCAGCGTATCCTTCAGACTCTGAAGGGTCTGCTCGAACCGCGCGTTGACGCCACCGATGATGGCGCCACCATTCTGCTTATGGTTCCCGAGGTGAACGTCGGAGATGATCAGCATACCAACTCTTTCTGAATATTGAGGATATCTTCGTCACTGAGCGCCGCGAGGGCTACTGCTCGACCCTGACCCAGCTTGCGGTCTCCCATCGAGAACCACGCACCGGAACGCTTGATCTTGTTCTGCTCGACCGCGAAGTCGAACACCGTCCCTCGATTATCGTAACCCAAGCTGTAGACGAGCTCCACATCCACCTGACGGTAGGGCTCGGCCATCTTGTTCTTCACTGCCTTGACGCGCACCGTATTCGAGATGGGCTTGTCGTTGGCGTCCTTGTTCGTCGAGATGCGAGTGACCTCGACGCGCATGGAGGTGTAGAACCGGAGGGCGTTGCCGCCTGGGGTGGTGTTGGGGCTACCAAACGTCACGCCGATCTTCTGCCGGACCTGGTTCGTGAAGAGCACGCAGGTCTGGGTGTTGGATGCGACGCTGGCGACCTTCCGCAGACCCGTGGACAGCAGGCGAGCCTGCAGGCCAATGGTCGAGTCAGCCGCTGACTTCTCGAGCTCTGCGAGCGGGGTGAGCGCCGCAGCACTGTCGACGACGATGATGCCGTAATCCCCTGACGCGCACTCGTGGTAGAGCGTATCGATAGCGTCCTCAGCCGAGGAGGGCTGATAGACCGCCAGCCGCTCACGGGAGCAGCCCAGCTGAATCGCACGCTCAGGGTCGAGCGCATGCTCAGCGTCGATGAACAAGGCAGCCTTGCCAGCCCTGTTGGCCTGCGCGCAGGTCTGAAGAACGAGAGTAGTCTTGCCGCCGCTCTCTGCACCATAGACTTCGGAAATACGACCGCACGGGAACCCTCCAATACGGAGGGCTCCCGTGTCGATCGCCCAGTTGCCCGTCGGGATGACGGGCGTCTGGATAACCTCAACCTGTGAGAGGAACTGCGGCCGTTCACGCTTTGGAGCGGCCATGGTTCACCTCAGCGGGGCAGGTTGTGGTTCGAGCGGTTACCAATCCCCACCTTGCGCTGCGGCGGGGCGAGGTGAGCCAGCTTGGCCTCGAGCGCGACGTAGGGCTCGAACACGAGCTTCTCCGCAGCGATATCGGGGATGGGGCGATAGCTCAGCCACTCGCGGTTGAACGGGCCAGCCTGACGCGGATCAGCCTGAACGCTGTACGACGTCTTGTTGTTCTCAATGGTCTTGATGATGTGAACATCGTAACCAGTGGTCGCAGAGGCGTAGTTACCGTAGAGGGCGAACAGGCCAGTCGACGGGTCGTCGGCCTTGCCGTTGAGGGCCTCGTAGATGGTCTTCGTGCAGGAGAGCATCTGAGCGCCGAGGCTCGGGTTCTTCACGTCGATGACGAGAGCGACCCACCGCTTGGAGGGGAAGAGCTCGTCAGCCATCTCGACCATGCCGGCAGCCTTCAGCTGGGCGGCCTTGTCGCAGACGGGGCAATCCTCGCCCATGTGAGCCTTGCGGCACGGGACGGGGAACTTCTTGCCCTCGGCGTTGGTCGCCCAGTGCTCCACAACCTGCTGGAACAGAGGACGGTCCTTCATCTTGGGGACGAAGCGGACGACGTTGCGACCCTTCTCGAGGCGAAGGTTGGAGGAGTAGGTACGCGGGACCTCGACCTCGGGGTTCTCGAGGGCGGCGGTCGTAGGGTCGAATTCCTCAAACTCGAAGTCGTTCTGGGCAATGATGTCACGCATGGTGTGAATACCTCAGGTAGAAAGGGAAAAAGGATTACAGGCCAGCCTCAATCTGCGTCTTGACGTAGGAGGTGAGCACCTTCATGCCCATCGCCCGGTCAGACAGGGAGTCCAGCTCGGCCTTGATAAGCTGGTACTCGCATTCTGCTTCGATGTACAGTTCCTCCGCGAAGACCACGTCGGGGTGCGTGGTCACCATGGCGGAGAGCGTAGCCTCGGTGATCTTGGAACCCACCGACTCCTCGCGGAGCATCAGGTAGGTGCGTGCCTCGGCCTGCTTGAGGTCGCGCTTCGTGCGCAGCACCTTGGCCTTGGCGTGTGCGTGCTTGTACGCCGCCGAGGCAACCTCGGCGGAAGCGCGGGGAGTGAGCTCGACGACCTGGTCAACGTCAAAGATGTAGCGCTCGTCTGCGTCAAACATAGGTTCCTCTCAGAAAGGTTGCAGGTTTCCCCAAGTAGGTCCGAATTCGAAGTCTGCTTTGAGGGTGAGCGGTCCGACCTTCTGCTCGGTCATGCACCGCTCCATGAGGTCTTTGACCTCGTCCTTATACTTGCTCTTGCACTCGACTAGGATTGAGTCGTGTACGGTCAGGATTATACGCGCAGGAAGTTTACTGTCTAGTAGTTTCTGCTCGATTTTTACTGCTGATGATAGACAGATGTCAGAAGCCCAGCCCTGAATTGGGGAATTCTGTGATCCGCGCTCTGCACCACCCTTCTTGTAGTTGTGGTAGCCGATAGAGGGCATCTCACGCCGACGGGCAGGCTTGCCGTCCCATGGGATCCAGACTTCGCCCGTCATCTGGGCCTTGATGCGAGCCTCTTCCATGGTCGCAGTCAGGCCAGAGTAGGCCTTCTCGAAGCCGAGGACGAGCTTCTCTGCCGCGTCGATGTTGATCCCCAGGTTCTGGCTCAGACCCTTCGCCGAGGACTTGTAGATGGCGGCGAAGTTGGCTGTCTTGGCTTGGTTACGATACGGGGACTCCTTACCAGCCGCCTTCTGCTCGCGGATGATCCGGATGCACTCCTCGCTGGTGATGCCCCAAGCATCGGGAGCGATCTTGGCTGCCGTCATGGTGTGGAAGTCGGAGCCGCTGATGAGGATGTCCAGCATCTCCCGGTCCATCGACCACGCAGCCGCGATGTAGATCTCGAGGGTCTTGTAGTCGGCCTGCACGATGATCCAGTCGTCGTCGTACCAAGTCCCGCCGAACGTAGTACCGTCTGCTTGGAACAGGTTCTTCACGACCTTGGCGTCGGGGCCACCCTTCGAGGGGATAGTCTGAGCAGCCGGCTCGGTCATCGACAGACGGCCCGACCGGGCACCTGCGATGTCAGGGCGAGGGTGAACTCGCCCGTCCGCGCCGATGTAGTTGGGGAGCGTCGTGACGTAGCTGCCGTAGAGCTTGATGAGCTTACGCCACGTCATCAGGTGATCGATGATCGGGTCACCCTTGAGCAGGGCAAGCGCCTTCGCATCCGTGGAGACCGAGCCCTTCTCGGTACGGAGAACTCGGTCAGGCGGAGCCACCGCCTGGATGTACTCGCCGATGTTGGCGTTGGACGTCGGCTTGATGCCCTGATCTGCGAAGAACCTGTCGAGCTCTGAGATCTTCGCGGAGAAGTAGTGCTCCGCCTGCTTGATCGAGTCCCTTGAGATCGACAGTCCCGTGCGGGACATGCGCCCGAGGAAGCCATAGGCAGGGTAGATCAATCGCTCTCGGTGCGCCCGGATGGGAGGGTACTGCTCAAGCTCGCGCATGTTGCGCTCGTGGACCGCCAAGGTGACCCACGAGTCGCGAGCGGCGTAGCGGTTGAGTACTTCGGGGTCGACGCCCTTGTACATGTACGCCTTGATGCGCTTCTTCATGTACTTCTTGGTGTCGGCCGACATGTCATCCCGGATGACTTCCTTGATGACGTCGTCCTTGATGTCCTTCTGGGCGTCGTCCATCTCACGCTTCGGGGAAGGGATGCCAACTCCGAAAGCCAGCTGCGCGAGCTTGGCGTCGCACTCACCGTGGATGAGCTTCGCGTCGACGCGCGTGTCCCACGTGATGGGTCCGGGGCGGAACTTGAACCGGGCGTCGACATCGAACGCCTGGATGTCGTAGTCGATGTTCTGGCCGCCGTACTGGATGTGGGGGCGGGTCAGGGCGTGCTTCACCCACGCGCGCACCTTGGGGTCCTCGAGGGCCTCGTCGTCGATGACGAGGGTCACTGACTCAAGGTCCTTCGTCATCGTGATACGCACGATCTCGAAGTCCGTCTGGTGCTGCAGGCCGTGGGTCTCGGTGTCGAACGAGATCACCTTGGCGTCCGACAGCCACTCCTCGGCCCAGTCCAGCTCAGACGCCTTCACGACGTGCGCTTGGACCTGGGGGAGCGCGATGCGCTTGGGGTCGGTGTGGAGGTCAAGGAGCAGCTGCACCTCCTCGACCAAGTGGCGGTGAAACATCTCGTTCGAGAGGATTTCACTGGCCTTGTGCGTCCCGACGATGGGGATTCGCCTGTTCAATGAGCTGCTGTGGACACTGAAATAGCAACCGCGATTTGAATGGGTGCTGATGGGGAAGCCGGCGAAGGCTTTCGCAGCGAAGCCTCCCATCAGCAGGACCATGTCAGGCTTGAAGCCAGACCATGACCACGAGAGGTACGGGCGGCACGCCGTGATGTCGGAGTCCTTGAGCGGAGCTCCGTTACGCCCACTGAGCGTGCCGCACCGGAAGGCGTGGTCGTAGAGGATGTGCCCCTTGAACCCGCGTCCTCGGATGGTCGAGGTGACGATGCGCTCCGTGGCGGCATCGAGCACCGATTGGGAGAGGATAACGAGCATGCGCTCGTTACCCTCACCCCGCACGAGGCGGGGCTTTGAGATAGTGGGCCCGTCCCGGAGCTTCGACCGACTGCATAGGTTGCAGCCGTCTCCATAGGACTGAATCACCTTGGAACGACCGCTGGCCGTCCACTTCCTGTCGAGTTCGACCACGTTGGGCGAGACCGGGAGGGTCTCGTCCACCGCGATCGTGTCGAGGTAATCCGGGAACAGGTCAATCATGCGAACTTGCTCGCGACAAAGCGGCGGATGGTGGCTTCACCCGGCGGAGTTTTCGGGAAGGACTTGAACTTGCCGGCGTTGGCGAGGATGAACGAGATAGCCTCGTCGAGGTCCGCGCCCTGCCCCTTGAGATAGCCGACGGCATCCTCGAGAGCCACGCCGATCTTCGGGGTATCGTAGATCTGCGTGTCCATGCGCCACTCCTTGGTCAGCGCAGCGCGCTGCGGGAGCTTGGCCAGAACCTCCTCAGGACCCTCCACCTCGACAGGCGCGCTGGGCGTCGGGTCGTACTCCTCGTCCTCGTCCTCGAACTGGGGCTCGGGAGCGAGGTTGAAGTTGGCGAAGCTGGGCTTCGCTTCCCCCATGACCTCGCGGTCGTCGTCCGACCCGACCGAGGCACCCTCGTCCTCGTCGAAGACGACCTGGGAGGCCTCGAGCGCCTTGGCCTGCGGGCGAGGCGACGGACCAGTCACGGGAGCGTCGGCCAGCTTGCGCGGACGACCACGCTTCTTCTTGTCACCCGGGGGCTCAGTCGCCGGCAGCGTGAAGGCAGGCTTCTCTTCCTGCGGAGGAGAAGCCTCGACCACGGGGGCGGTGACCTGCACGACGGGCTCGGTCACGGTGAACGAGATCACCGGCGCGGCCTGCAGCACAGGGGTCACGGTGACGTAAGCCTCCGGAACGGAGGGTGCGGGCTCGGGCTTGGGCTCAGGCTTAGGGGCAGGGCCGACAGGTCCAGTGTTGGAGGCCAGGGCCAGCTGGTTGAACGTCTTGGCAAAGCTGAACATCTCATCAATCGAATCGAAACTCACATTGATCTGCATACTTCCTCACTAGCTTGCTGAATGGACCTAAGGAACTCTTCATGAGTGGCATCCCCCGGGTCCTTCCCGGAGGCGACTGGAACGTAAATTGCGTCGATGCCTTGTACTTTGAGCAGCTGAGCCAGTGCCCAGCTTTCTGCTCTCGCGTCACCGTCCAGCATTATGTAGACGCGTTTTCTAACAGATGCAAGTAGCTTTTTGTGCTCCTTTGATGGTTTTCCTAATACCGCTACAGCGTGAGGGTAGTGGGGCATCGCATCGAAGACACCTTCTACAACGACGATGGGCTCGTCGTCCCACAGCCTGTCCTTATTGAACATGCTGATCTCACGCTGGAAACCCTTCGGGTATCGGTACGACCGATCCTTCACGTTACGGGCCACAAAGCCAGAAAGCTTCTCTCCGTCCCACAGCGGTACAACCAAGCAGTCCCGGTAGAAGCCGTGCGTGCAGTACCCCAGACCACAATCGACGATCGTGTCCGGGTGTACGTTACGACCGACCACGTAGTTCCAGAAGAGAAAGTCGGAGCCAGCCTTGGGGCGCTCCGAGAGCGGGGTGAATTCCTCAGGCAGGGTGATGGTTGGGGCCTTCGCCTCGACGACGATGTCCACAGGCGGGATGAACCAGTCCTGCTCATTGCGCTTCTTGTAGAAGCCTTTCTCTTGGCACCGGTGGCAGTAGAAGTACCCCGAGTCCTGACTCACGGACATGTTCCGCTTGGACAGGTTCTCGTGCCCGCACCAAGGGCAGGGGATACGGAGCCAGGCGCGGTCGTCACCGCGCTCTGCTACGAACGCGGCGACGAGGTCTGCTACTTCGCTCTTACTCATCCTCGAACTCCCACTTGGTGTTACCCGTGAAGGTCGTCGGGGGCACCTTCATCTCATCAGAGACGGGGATGTTCGTGAAGTGGGGATTCGGAAGAACGCAGCCGTAGCTGGAATTAAAGGTGAAAGCGGGTGTGCGCTTGCGCGGAACGCCCGTACGGAACTTGGCCAGGTAGGCGTAGACCTTCTCGCTGCCATCGTCCGTAGGCTCGACGTTGACCGAGATGACGTTGTCGGAGACGCGGGACTTGTGCTGCGAGTCGGCGAGATCCTCAGTGCCGAGCGGGCCCGTCTTCTTGTTCTTGGACTGACGCTGCGGCTGCGAAGCAGAGAACAGAACGATGTTGTCCTGCATGGCCCACTTGCGGAGGTCCTTCGTAGCGCGCCCGCCGATCTTGTAGTCGTTGTCGGCCTTGGTGACGGCAGCTCCGCCGCCCAGCAGGTCCAGGTAGTCGATGAGGACGATCTCGTAGTCGTTGCCGCACGAGTTGCGAAGCCCCTCGCGAATGTCCTGCACCGAGGTCCCCTCGTCGGACTCGAGGATCCAAAGCGGCGGGAGGTCGAGCTTACGCAAGATCTCAGCAGCGTCGTCGGGCCGGTCGGTCACTTGGTCGATGGTCATGCCCACCAGCGGGGCCACGACACGGGCCGCCTGGTACTCGAACGGGAGCTCGAGGGTCACTAGGGCGCAGGGCTTACCCATGAGAATGTTGTGGGCCATGGTCTGGGTGAGGAGCATGGACTTGCCGACGCCCGTCATGCCGACGAAGACGGTCAGCGTCTTGTAGGGGGCTCCACCCTTCATGAGCATGTCGAGCTCGGGATTACCGACCCCGATGCGCTTCATGCCCTGCATGGCCTTGATAGCAGCAAAGGCCGTGTCGGCGCTCTGGGTCACGTTGAACGCCCGGATGGCGTTCATCGTCCCCAAGGACTCCACTGCTGAGATCTGCGGGATGAACTCGGCGAGCGACCCGCGCTGCCCGGCCTTCTCGATGATCTTGTTGACCAGCGACATCCGCTTGGAGCTCTTCATCGAGCGGCCGACGGACTCCCACGTGGCGTCGTCGGAAGGATGTTTTCTCTGCCAGATGTCTACGCAGGCATCGTGAACGGCCATGTAGTCGTCGAACGACATCTTGCCCATGTCATGGGCTTGCGTGACCTCCTGCAAAAGGATGCTGCTGTGCCGTTTGTGTCCTGCCTTGGCCATGCCGAACAGCGTGCGGTACGGGCCCTTGAACACGCTCGGGTCCATGTGCTCGCAGGCCAGCTGCCAGAACGAGTGGGACTCAAGCATCCAGTAGATAGAAGAAGCCTGAAGCTCCTCAACGAGATTGAAGTCGTCCATTATTTGACCTTCCTACGGCGAATTACTGTTCCCGTCTGATCGACGGTCCGGGGAGCCTGTGGCTCAGGTAGTGGTTCCTTCTTGGGGCGAGGCTCCTCGACCTTAGAAGGAGGGCTGCGGAATAGTATTGGGGACTCGGGCGGGGCCGTCGGCCTCGCCTTTGGCTTACTTCCTCCTGCCACTCGCTTGGAATTATTTTTCTGGTTACGTCCGAATCTGGAACGCTTGAAGTTAGGCTCCCTTCCGGGGACCTTGATCTCGGGCTGAAGGCCCAATTGTTCCGCGATACTTTTGGCTGCGCGGCGCTTGCGAAGCACCTCAGCGCGAGCTTCTGTCTGCTTCTCGCTGATTTTCCCGGCGATGTGGCACTGACCAATGCCAAACAGCTTGAGGTCGCTGATTGGGTTGTCGGAAATCCAGGCATCGAGACGAGAGGCGTCTCGATAGGCTGCCAAACGCTTCCTAATCACTATGCTATCCTGAAGTCCCTCAGAAATGAGGGACTCGATTTTGGCATTATACTTCTCCTGCCAGAGGGTAAGTGGTGCGTCCGAATCCCTAGATTCGGTCACGTACTCCATGTAGAGGTGAAAGGCCTCCCGAGCCGCGAAGGGCCAGATAACAAGCCCCGAACGTGCGTGAAACGGGGTCATCATCTGCGACCGAAACATGCCGCGCATGCGGGGCTCAGCGACCCATTTCGGATCCCAGATCCAATGGGGCGTAATGGCGTCCTGCCACGGCTCGGTCCAGCGGGGGTCCTCAGACTTGGTCCGCATCTCTGCGTACCAGGTCTTCAGGGAGATGATGCGCCAGATGACCCAAGGGCCGATGGCGAGGTACTTTCCGGAGTCGACGTCGGAGCCGCGCTTGTACTTGCGGAGGAACTCGACGAGGGTCTGAACCCGCTCTTCGTTGCGCTTGGAGCCGAACCACGCCTTGGTCTTGCGACCGAGGAGGGCTGCCTCTTCCGGGAGCATGACGTGACGAGCCGCACGCTTCGTCGCCTCGGCGAACCATTCGTCGAGCGGACCCGTGTCATTCGGCAGGTCCTGCGGGAGGCCCAGAACCGAGCTCTGGAACTTCAGGGCGAAGTCCTCCCACTTCACCATGGGCTGGGAGCGGCTCCTGCCGCCCGACCGCTCCATCACCTGCCTAAGCTCTTTCATAAGCTCCTTCACACCACCGCGACGTCGAGAACGAGAGTTGATGGGTCTGCTCTTACAGAAGACCTCGAAAGCCTGAAGCATCACACCAGCTCACAGTGGCTCGCACACACGAACCCTGACTTGCCGGTCACCCAGAGGATCAGGTCCCAGTCGTCAGTCTGGGCTTGATCAACCTTTCCCCCGTACCAGGCATGAGACCTTATCCAGCCGGTGTGCGGCTGGCATGGCATGTCCTTGAGGGGCCAGTAGCGGACCTGCTTTTGAAACTCCTGAGCATCGGTCACCTGCTCAAGAGTGAGACCTAGAGTAGTAGGAGGCGTTTCCATGAGTGGACCTCTAAGTTACTACGCGACTATAGTCAAGACCTGTTTTTAGTGTACTTCGTACATCAGAGCTACTAGATCTGTAGCAGGTCTACTTAGGCCTTGCGCCCAAGCTTGATTCATACTTGACTACGAACGCGCTGTAGTCAAGTTTCAGATTGCAGTTTTCTTCAGGAGGAGCCTAGACCTTGAAAGTAAAGAACTTATCCATGACGAACTTCCTGTGCCTCAAGTCCCTGAGCTACGAACTACCCGAGCGAGGCGTGGTTCTAGTCACGGGAGACAACGGTAAGGGCAAGACCACCATGACGATCGAGGCGACCTGCTACGCGATCTCGGGGTCGACCTTCCGGGGTACGCCAGCCAAGGACGACGGAGCCACCGTGCTCCGTCTCGAGACGTGGGACGGCCTTATCATCACTAGGAAGGAGAGCGCAAAGGGCACCAAGACCTTGGAGTGGTCCTATAACGGGACCTCGCCCGACGCCGATACCACCGCCAAGTCCAAGGACGCGCTGCTGGCCCTTACGGGGCCGCCAGACAACTGGAAGCGCACCCACGTCTTCTCGGCGTCAGACATCATGGCCTTCTCGGGAGCTACGGACTCGGAGCGCAAGCTCCTCCTCGAGGAGCTGGTGGGGCTCGGGCGATTCGACGAGGGCTACAAGCGCGCTCGAGCAGAGCTCACCGAGCTCGATCGTAAGGTCAAAGCACTCAGGCTCGACCTGCAGCGCAAGCAGGGCTGGCTCGAGGACGCCGAACGAGAGGCTGCTACCGTGGCTCCACCTCCGCCACCGCCCGTCAGCGAGCTCGAGGCGCAGCTCACGGAGGCTACCAAGCTCTCCCTGACGGCGCAGCAGGAGCAGACCATCGCCAGGCGGGCGCTGGACATCGCACATGCCAAGTACAACCAAGCGTTGTCCGTTAAGGGCAACTGCCCCACCTGCGGCAAACCCATGAACGACCCAGCGCATCTGGCCCAGATGGTTCAGGTTGCACAGGACGAACTTCAGGAAGCCAAGGCAACGTTTGATCGGGTGCGGGCTGAAACGCAGCCTCACATGGACGCTTACCTTCGCGTCAACGGCGCCCTCAACGCCGCGAAGGCAGAGGCGCGTGCGAACGAGCGCCTCCAGGCCGCTCACGAGGCAGCCATGAAGCGCGTCGACCAGCTGGTCACCGAGATCTTCGAGACGGAGGTCGAGCTCAACTCCTTGGAGTGGGACCTGACCTGCCTCGACCACACGTCCAAGGTCATCCAGTCCGTCCGGGGCAAGATCTTCACGGACGCGCTCACCAGCCTCGCTGAGCTGTCCAACAAGTACCTCGATCACCTGTTGCCAGGCATGCGCTTGCTCCTCGAGGTCGCCAAGGTTCGCGCCACCACCGAGGCCATCTCGCTGGCGGTCGACCGGGGCGACGGCCACTACCGCCCCTACGAGGCCATGTCCGGCGGGCAGCGCCGGCGCGTTGACATCGCCCTCCTGCTTTCGCTGTCACAGCTCTCGCCCAGCAGCGGGACCATCTTCTTCGACGAGGCCTTCGACACCCTCGACCGCCAAGGGATCGAGGCCGTTTGCGAACTACTTTCTGATTTCGGTGAAGAGCGCTGCGTTGTGGTGATTTCTCACAACCAAGAGCTCGCAGCGCAGCTTCCTATTATCAAAGCGCTGCATCCGTCATGAAAAATACGTTGCCAACCCCCAACCCAGATACTACGTTGCAACCACCCTATTACAGCAAGGGGAGGAGAACCATGTCAGTCAAGATTACTCGTAAGGCCAACTTCCTCGTCTACCGCGCCGCTGGCGTCTCGGTCGAGGTCGACGTTACCAAGGTGAAGGACCTCCACAACGTGGCAGCGTTCCTCGGCTCGCTCGATCTTCCGGAGGAGAGCAAGCCCCGTAAGGTTCGCCAGGCGCCTGCTGCCGCCGCCAAGAAGGTCGAGCCTGAAGTCTCGTCGTCCATGGGCGATGACATCGTGCAGCTCATTACCAGCGGCGTCGACACCGAGGAGGGCATCGTCGCGGCCCTTCATGACAAGCTCATCGCCTCGGGCAAGAAGAGCCCGAAGCGTTCGGTCAACACCGGCCTTCGCCACGCGAAGAACGCCGGCTCCATCCGGGAGCTTCCGGACGGGCGCTTCGCGCTCGGCAATAGGTGGTGAGTCATGCCGGTCGGCTACTACTCTGCCAGTGACGTTCTCACCGATGAGATGATCTCCGAGGTCTTCGCGGCCCTCGGCTCGTCCCAGAAGGTGACCTTTGGCCCGAGTGGAACGCTCCTGAACAAGTCGGAAAAGCTTCTCCCTGAGAAGCTCGTTCACAAGGTCCGGAACTACCTGGACAAGAAGAACATCCTGACGCGCAGGATCATCTGGTTCGACCGGCCCAAGTCCCGCATGGGTGACCGCAGCACTGCTGAGGTCCTCGTCGGGCGCGGCTGGCCTCGTGCCATCGTTTCCATCGTCATGGGCTACGACCCTGTTACTCTCACGCGCTGGGGCATCGAGACCTCGGACAAGGAGACACCTCCTGTGATCTTGTCCGAGGAAGTTGCCGAGGCTCTCGGAAAGTCCCGCCTGGCGGCCGTCAACCCCGGCCTCCTCGAGAAGACTTCTCCGAATCGCATGCGTCTGATTGGGCAGTGCCTCACTGAGCTACTTGAGCTCATCGAGAAGGCCGATAATGAGCGGAAAGTCCGAAAAGAAAAGTGAGGTCTACGACCGCTTGGTCCGGGCCTTCCAGAAGATCGGCAAGCCTGACTTCACTGAAGCAGCATTGCTCGCCGACACGACGGTAGGTCGGGCCAAGACGGCGTGGACCCAGGGCTTTGGCAAGGTGGGCGAGACTCCCTTGCCTGCCATTCGTGATCTGTTCCTGAAGGAGCAGGTCCGAGCTCGGGCTACTCGCGCAAAGCTTCACAAGAAGCTCATGGACCGCGCTCGAGGAGCTGCCGAGGACGCCCGTGACGACACGGCGCTCTCGGCGGCCCTCGAGGGTCTTGTCGTTCGCAAGGCGATGATGGCCGCCGACGAGCTTGTGGATCAGATTCACACGCTCGTCTCGGCCGCTCGCACCCTGGTCGACTCCATCTCCAGCGACGTCATGGCGATGGTTCACGACAAGGAGACGAGCACCCAGATGAAGATGTCGTACGCGACCAACATCGTAAAGCTCTTCAAGGACGCTGCCGACTCCGTCGACAAGATCCAGAAGATGGAGGGCCGTTACATGGGTCGCCCCGACATCCGCATCTCGGTCGAGCAGGACGACGACATCGAGACGGACCTCAGGGATATCCTCAACGGGTATGAGATCCTCAACACCCATAAGCGCCTGAGCAACAACATCATCGACGTGGACGTCGAGCCTAAGTAAAGCTCAAGCGAGAAAAGAAAAAAGCCGCTTAGTTTCTTTCGAACTAAGCGGCTTTCTTTTTGGGCTCCGTTTCAGGACTCTACTGCTGCTACCCAAAATCGCGGGCCTCAAGGACCTCTGCAGTAGGTTTTTATCCTGTCAGGTGGTCGAGCTCTTTCTCATCTAAGAGAAGCTGCTTGGCGCGGTGTAGAGCGGGAACCAAAACCCTCTCCCCCAAGCAACTTAGAACTTTTCCCTCTCGCCTTGGCAGCGAGATTGAGAGGACTTGTATAGGCCCTCGGCACGTTTGTCTAGCGACAAATCAGTCTCAGAGATAATTCAGCGACTCCCTCAATTCCGAGACCGAACGCCTGATGTCGGAGGCTACCTCGTTCGACATCCGATGGACGTTGTTCTTGATCAGGTCGCTGCGAAGGCGAATGGCCGCGTCGTCCACCGCCTTGCAAGCAATCGCCAAGACCATCCCGGTGTCTTGGAGGTCCACGATCCGCTTCAGCTGCTCGACCGTGGAGAACCAAGCCTCATATCTCTCCTGCAAGCTTTCGTTCGTAAATCTCATTGATCTTCTCCACCACCTTCCAGTGCTTGGAGCCCAGGGTGCAGCTCCACTGATAGCGGGCGACGTTCGAGATGGCCGCCTCGGCCGTCCTGAAGGCGCTGCCCGGGCATTTCTTTTCGGCGCGCGGGAGAGCCCGCTTCACCATCTTATCCCAGCAGCGACCCGCCCAAATAAGATCGTGCGCTTGGCCCCCTGAGTCCCCGCAGTACCGTCGGTTCACCGGCCAGAGCTGGAAGGGCCCGTGAGCCATGGCAACACCACCTCGGTAGTCACCGAAAATACGGCCGCCCTTCTGAGTCTCCCGGCGGTACGACGCTTCGATGCAGAAGACCCCAAGCAGCAGACCCTTACCCCACTTGTCCATCCCGAGCTCCTGCTCGAGACGCATGAGTACAAGCAGGTCCAAGCCAGCGGTCTGGAGACCATTGGGGCACGCTGCGAGAGCAGCGCTGAGGTAAAGGATCTCCGAGGCAGTCGGGATTCGGGAGGCGAGCTCTGTGTATTCGTCGAATTCCTTGATGTCCTCGAACTTCTCGTACTCTTCTTCGTATTCTTCGCTCATGTAGTCATTATAAGATGGCTCAACCATCGGGTCGTCGCGACCATCATCAGCACGCCCAGACGTCAGACAGATTCCAAAGGAAATCGAAAAGGCCAGCAGCACACAGAGAGTCTCGGCAATCTTCTGGAAGGCAGTTTTCTCAGTACCAAAGGGCTCGAGCATGAAAATACCTCACATGTCAGAGGAGGACCTGAGAGTCCTCGCAACCGCAGACCCGACGGCGTTCCGCAAGGTGAAGAACGCCATGGACGCGATCAGGGTTAAACAATCAAGAGAAGATCCTAACGCGTTTGCATCATACATACTACGCGATGAGCAGACCGGGAAGCCGATCAAGCAAGCTCCTTATCACAAACGTATACAGGAGATTGCAAGCGAAGATTCTCGCGCAGTGATCTGGGGACACGTCGGCATGGGTAAGTGCGTGACTTCAGACACGATTTTTGTTGGGGAGGCGGGGCAACCACTAGACCTCACTACCCTTAGGTACCTGCGTTCAGTAGGTCCAGTAAAAGTGATGTCGCTAGACGAGCGTACTGGCGAGACCTACTGGGCGCCCGTGAAGTCCATCGACTACGACGGCAACGTTCCGTGCATGCGCGTCATCACCGACGCCGGCCATGAGACTGTAGTCAGCGCCAACCATCCGTTCTACGTCAGGCGGGGCGACAGCGAGGGCTGGGTCGATGCCAAGAACGTCAAGGCGGGAGATATCGTCTTCACGCCTGGACAGTACACGCCGCCCGAGAAGTCTTGGTTCGCCAAGGACGACGCAGCGATGATCGGCCTGCTGGTGAACCTGATCGACGGATCAGCACCTATCCCGCAGAGCCTGCGCCCTGAGCCGTTGGTCTCGTTTATCATCCCGAGCAAGATGAAGGACGCCCTGTGCGACAGCGTTCTTTTTCACCTGCGTCAGCTGTGTGGACCTCGGGGATGGGAACCCAAGGTCACACAGCACAACGGGTATCTCATTGAGATAGACGCGGCCGCGAAATTCCTGCTCAGCCACGGGTTCAAAATCAGGTACGAGTTCAAGAAGGGCTACTGGCACCCGAAGGTGAGCGGCAAGCTTCCCGCCGCCCTGTTCGGGGCGGGCGACGAGGTGTTGTGGAGCCTGCTCACGGGCCTTTTAGTCGGCAGGCTCCGGGTCTCCAGCCTTGCGCTGGGGACCTTCGACGCTTTCCGGGACTCCGCTCTCGACCACTCCCTCCGCTTCGTCCTCTCCCGACTTGGGCTTACCCACAAGCGTTATTCCTGCTCGAAAGCCCGGACCCGATTTCTTGGAAAGGCGGTAGCTCTGGTCTTTGAGCGCCTGAAGAAGGTTGCCAATTCGTACTACAAGCTCTTGGACCGGGTCCTTATACCCTACCTCGAAGCTCCCACGATTGGTCCCAGGCCAGAAGACAACCGAGTGTGGGTAGAGGCGAGAGTTCGATCGGCTGAGCCTGCGGGCCTCCGCGATACTTTCGCTGTGGAGATGGACGACCCCAGGCACACCCACGTCACCGACGGGATCCTCACCCATAATACCCAGCAGCTCTCCATCGCTCGAGTCCTCTGGGAGATCGGACGCAACCCCAACATCCGCGTCGTCATCGTCCAAGCAACCATCGGCCTCGCTGAGGGTATCGTCACGAGCTTGAAAAATCATATCGAGCACAATCCCCGTGTTCATAAGGTTTTTCCGAATATGAAGCCCGGAGAAGAGTGGACGACGTCCCAGTTCTCCGTCGATCGACCTGGTAACCTTAAGGACCCCACAGTCACAGCTGTTGGCTCGGAAGGCAACATCCTCGGTCGTCGTATCGACATGCTTATTCTCGACGACGCCCTGACGCTGGAAAATACCCGACTCGAAACGCGCCGTGCGTCCTTCCTGCGCTGGCTGCAGTCGACGCTTTTCACCCGTCTCGAGCCTGGGTCACGGGTTATTTTCATCGGTAACGCATGGGATCCTCAGGACGCCATGCACTATTACTCGAGGATCGAAACTTGGAAGGCCTACCGCTTTCCGGTGCGAGATCAGAAAACCAAGGAGCCTCTCTGGCCGGACCGCTGGCCACGAGACCGTATTGAAGCATTTATCGCAGAAAACCCGCTTGAGGCTGCTCGAGCTCTCGACTGTAATGCTGAATCCGATCAGGGCTCGCGTTTCAAGGAGGCTGCGATTATCGCAGCCGTCGACCGTGGCCGAGGTATTTTCGGTGCTCGCAATCGAATCGAGAGCCGGGACGAAATTCCGGCCGACTGGATCACTGCGACGGGCGTCGACCTCGGTCTGAAGAGAGAAGTCGGGGCCGACTACACTTCCTTGGTCCATTGGGCCTTCACACCCGAGGGGAAGAAGGTGATTTTGGCCATCGATCGGGGTCGGTACGACTACGACGAGATTATCAACCTCGTCATCGACGCCCACATGCGCTACGGCTCCATGATTTACGTGGAATCGGTCCAAGCGCAGCGCTGGATCGTCGACACGGTCCAAAAGCAGTGCCCGGGAATCCCCGTGGCCTACTTTTTCACGAGCGGAAAGGGCGGATTCCAGAACAAGCACTCTTCGACGTTCGGAATCGAGGCCGTGGCCCGAGATTTTGCGAAAAATCTGATCGTGCTGCTCGCTTCCGAGGGCTCAAAGCCCGAATCGACGTCCGGTGTCTGCCCAAACGTCGCTCAGTTCATCGCTGAGGCTCGTTCTTACACCGCAGGACCGGGTCACCACTCTGGTGACTCACTCATGGCGGCTTGGATCGGCCATCAGGCCCTAAATCGAGCCGCTGGATTGATTTCTAGCGTCGAAATTTCGGCCCAAGTGCAGCCAGATGGGTCCTATGCGGCCACACCTTCCTCCGCACAGGAGACCAAGAGCCTCTCCAAGCGAGAATTGATGGAGATGGCTCAGAAAGAAGTCTTTGCGGACGTATTTTCTAGGCTGTTCGACTGAAGTAGCTCGGTGAGGAGCTTTTCGGCCCTCACCAGCACCTCATCTCCGGCGGCGTACGCCCTCATCAGGGCTACGCCGAATTTTCTCTGCACGTCCGTCTCGAGAAGGAGCGTCGTCTGCTCCTTTTCGATGGCGATCTCTTCGAAAAATGGCTTGGGGTCTACCGCCAGCAGCCCACAGATTTTTGCGACGTGCGTTGGGCCAGGTGGAGGGCATCGCCCACGCTCAATATTAGAGATGTGGCTGAAGTGGAGACCGCTTTTATCGGCCAGCTCCATCAAGGTAACGTGTCTGGCCTTTCTTGCACTGCGAAGCATCCGGCCGAAGTTCATATTGAACAACTCCTGTTCTTTCTGTCATCACTCACTTAGTATGGTGCGTGGACTCGGTGGTGGCGTGCTGGTTGCGACATTGTCCGAGGCCTTCTTCTCCAGGAGAATCGACATGTCTCTCCCCCTCAATGGCCCGATCGTTATCACCCTCCCCAACGCCGAGCCTGCGAACGGCGTGTACAAGTGCGTTGCCTCGTTCCGTGGGTCGGCCTCGGTTCTCGCTGAGGTTTCCGACTCCGACCGCGACGACGCCCTCGACGGCGTTCTCTCCGCTCTCCGTGGCCACAGCCTCGGCGACCTCACCCTTCTCCCCCTGATGATCACCACGGGTGGGAAGCTCGAGTACAAGTTCATCTGATCTCGCTCTCCTGAGCAGATCAAGTTCTTGTATCGTAGCCCAGCGACCGCACCTGCGAAGGGCGGTCGCGAAGCTAGGCCAGAGCCGCTCTGGAATCTCAACGCGAGGACCCTCCTTGTACAGCAAGGAAAGGTCCAGCAAGAGATCTAGGGCGGCTCTAGCTATTTTGGGGACAGGCTCCTCTTCGAAGTAGGCGCTCTGCTTTTCTTCCGCCCGACGAGCCCGAGCGTAGGCTGCCGCCCACGTCCGGTACTCGTCGCTGTCCCGAGGGACTCCTCGAGGATACCGAGGTGCCCCAGGTACCTTAGGCTTCATCACGCCTCCGGGAGAATATCCCGCACCATATAGAAGAGCGCAGGGGCGTGCCTCTTTGGCACGACCGAGCAGAGCTCGGCGATCATCGTCAAGGCGAACTCCCTCAGAGCATGCCGCCGGAATGGGTCAGGCTGCTCGTCATACGAATCGAGCAGGTGCCTCACCGTAACCAGAGATCTCTGGAGCATGACGACCATGTCCATGGTCAGCTCGGTATTTTCGTCACCCTCGTCGGCGATACCCACATGACCCTCGCTGTGTTTTTCGGATTCGGGACAGAGCAGATGCCGATCACGCAGCCTGCGGTGTCTACGACGTGGTACGTCAAGCCGTGGTAGAACACCTTATCACCGATCTCGAAACTCCGGTCGCTCATAAATAACCTCCGGAGGGCGAGTCTCCCACTCTGTAGAAGTCCCGTGAAGGCGTTTGGGTCGCTTGCAATCTGAAAAATACTCATGATTTAGACCTGAAAAGTAGGAAAAAATCAACCTGAAAAGCCGATTATGCTGAGCTGCTAAAAAGTTATGCTGTCAGCAAACAGCAGTAACTGAGCCACGCAGATAAATAAGGAAAGGGCCCCGAGGATTTTCTCGGGGCCCTTTCCTTTGCTCACGATTATTCGCCATGCGAAAAATGCTGCTGCACCCTGAGCGGAATGCTCACGTTTGCTTACGCATTATTTCAGACCCCAGAGGATCCGACGAGCCCTCTTCATCGACGACGCCTTGTCGATCCCGAAGACCTCCCGGAGGACCAGCATGTACCTGGCGGCCAAGGCGGAGCCGGCCTCGATGCCGATCTCCTGCTGCTTGAGAGACATGAACGCTCGGCCGGGGAAGTTGGAAGCGTACTCGAGCTCGAGGGCCTCTACCCGCGAGCGGGTGTCCTTGGTATCGATCTCGATCGCGTCGTCCTGCTTGTTGAGATACAGGTACACGCCCGAGTCCCACCGGAAGGGATAGACCTTACGGCGGGCGGCCAAGCTCTGGGTCACGCCGATGAACAGGCGAGGCGCCGCCGGCCACTTGAGGCCCAGCGAACGGTTCGCGTAGCGGCTCTGGTTGAGGAGGTGATGGTCCTCCTCTTCCGTCATCTGGTCGACCTCCTCGTGGAGGTAGACGCCATGAGCAGCGCGAGCCAAGGCAGGGGGCTCCCAGTCCGACTGGTACGGGGCCTGATATTCGCCGTCCGAGATAAACCAGTTGGCGGTGCTCTCAGGGATTTCTCCGGCCGCCCAGAGGGCAGCCTGAGAATCCCGACCGTCTCGGTTCCACTGCGGGGCAGGCAGGCTAGAGGCGATGTCGCTGACGAGCTTGTCCAGCTGGACCCGGTCAGGCGAGAGGATTTCCACCGCCACCCTGGCCCCCGCTGCTCCCAGCGCAACGAGGTCCTCGTATGACTCTTCGTCGATGCGCGACAAGATCATATCGCGAGGCTTTGCCGTTCGAATGGGCTTCGAAAGGCAAGCCGCGTCCAAAGGGCCGAAGAACAACCTCGGGTTCTCCTGGGTGCCCTTGGCCATGCGGAAGCCATCAATGAAGGCCATGAAGTCGAAGTTGCCCCGGAAATCGTTCTTTGCCGGCGACGGGAACACATAGCATTTCATGTTGTCATGCTGAGCAACCCACACCCCCAAGAGGAATGTGGCGCCTCGCAGGACAACCATTACACAGTTCGGGTCGTGCGGGACGAAGGGCCCGCACTCCTTGCAGAGCCTGAAGAGCTCTTCTCGTGTTTCCTTCTCGAGGCCGTTGAGCGCAGGGCTTACAGGCCTGTGCTCAGAGTCCAACCTCATCTCGTGGACAGTTGTCCCCGTCGTCATGATCAGCGTTCGCATTTATGGTCTCCGTAGTCTAGTGGCTTAACCTACACCACAAAGACCTAAGCCTAGCAACGGAAAATCGGCCTTCCAGCCCGGCCCAGAAAACCTGCGGTTTCAGGGTGTCGGCAACTGGCGTTGCCGTTGGCTAGTCCCGTGGTCGCCGGACGCGCGGGAGCACGCTGGAGATATACCGCTCGCTGCCACCGCGTGGGGTGCTGCGCTTTCCGATGGTGCAAATCGACTTGTTGGTGCCTCGGTCAGCCCAGCTCTTTATGGCTCCGTAGGAGTAGCCACAGGCCGCTGCCAGCTCTGTCAGGGTCATGCCGGGCTTGGCCTTGGCATGAATGAGATCAGTAGACAGTCGGTTCTTGCAACCCTTGAGCTTGAGGCGCCTGATAAGCTCAGACGAGGTTGATGATTTGTTGAAGGCCCTGCTTACAGCACGGAGAGGTAGGCGCTCCGCACTCGCGGACCTCAGGGCTGCGTAGTAGGCTTCTTCCCGGACTCGGCGTGCCGTGCCGTAATCCTTCAGCAGCTGCTGCCCTTCGGTGGTCTTGTTTATACGTTTGCGGGTCACGTCCCAAGATAATCCCAAGGGCTCGGCCCAAAGGGTGATGGGTGTGAGCCAGTCCTCCGGACCGGCGCGCTCGTTAAGGTGAGAGCGCATCTCCTGCATGGCTTCTTCGATGGTCATGATTGCTCCTTGTTCTAGTCTGGGTACATGGTGCAGAACACGCGGTCCTCGGAGGACAGGTCTTCGCCTTCCTTCCATGGTCCTTCGATGGTGAAGCGCGTGGTCTGCTTCGCCACTGGCGAATGGCCGTGACTGAACGCCGCGCAGAGTTGGCGCGCGTCCTGGAGCTGCGACACGATGTGCATGGCTAGCACCGTGGTGCCCTTCCAAGCGGTGACGACGTAGAAGGTCACGACTCCTCCCTGAAGCTAAGCGCCTCGCGGATACGGCGCGCAAGCTCATCGTTTGGACAGCGCGGGTCGTGGTGCTCCCAGCCGTTCCGGCAGCGGTTGCACCGCTCCTCTTGGACTTGCTTGAACAGCTGCCGCAGCAGCTCTCGTGTAGTGCTCATGGTGCCTCCTGTTCCGTATAAAAGCGCTGGTAGCCCCCAGAGCAGGGCATCCACTTCTCGGTCAGGTCCGCGACGTCAAGGACGACGAGGCGCACGAAGCACCCACCCTCGTTAGTGCTTGGAATGCGGTCAATCGGGAAGTTGACGTAGCCAACGACTGCGTTGGTACGGCGACGGCTTGGCTTCATGAATCCTCCTCGGCTTCTTCTGCCCAGCGCTTCCAGGTGGCGTCGAAGTGCTTGCTGACTTTGAGGCTCAGTGCTTCCACCTCATCGTCCCATTCGTAGTCAAAGCCCTCGTCCCAGTTCATGGAGGCCCTCAG